GTCATATGCCAGCAGGACACATCTATAAAGATAACGATAGAATAACATGGGCACATGAAACCTCTCACGGACTAGCATCCGTTGTAAGAAATAAGTACCAATCAAATATAAGGGTAAATGGGTTCTATATCCTATCAGACGTTGGAGTTGTTCTAGCAGAACCGAATATTAGTTTTAAACAAGCTATCATGTCTGTTCCAAGGAGTTTACGTGGTGATGTATTTGGTCTTTACTCTAGTAACGGCATTCAATATTGGAACGACTCTCCTTTATATATTATGGATGAGTGGGTGGCGTATACGAATGGATCGTTAACAAGGTATGACTTAAAGATAACTGAGCGGGCAGAATCAGTTCAGTATATGTTGGAGTTTACCAACTACATAATGACTATGGCAATGGTAGCACAATCACAAGACCCCAACTTAAAAACATTTATGCAGTGGCATACAAAAAGAGTCTTAGCTGTTTATAAAATTAATCGAAAGCTAGGTAATCTGGGTGGTGCCACGGAAGTTTTATTTAAAACTAAGACAGCACAGGATGCGGCAAATCTACGGTCTTTTGCAGCAAGCTTTTTAGGATACGAATACTGGAATGAAAGTTAAAGACCTTAAGGGTAATATAAGTACTTGGAAACTATTAGGTTATACTATAGATCAACAAACGCCCGCTAAGTCCACTTATCATGGACATTGTAGGCAGATAATCAAAGAACTATATCCGAACATAGTTATTTTAGAAGAGGTGCCCGTCCACGTATTGATAGGGAAAGTACTATATATTGACATGTACTTACCTTTTTATCAGAAGTGTGTTGAGATACATGGCGAGCAGCACTATAAATTCATTCCGTTTTTTCATGGAACAGTACAGAACTTTCTACGACAAAAACAAAACGATAAACTTAAAGAAGAATGGTGTGAGATAAACGGGATTACTTACATAGGACTGCCTTTTAATAGGATGGACGAATGGAAGAACATACTCCAAACGACGTAGATAAAAAACTAGAGACTATAAATAAATTATTGGATGAATATGAAGGAAAGATAGGACTACCCCAAACATCTTTTGAAAACAAAGACGCTCAAAAATACCTAGAAATGAGTAGGGATCAATTAGAAAAAATTACAGCAGAGGAATGTGCCGAAGCGGCTTACTACTTAAACAATCTATCCTACCACATTCAAAAAGCAATCAATAGAGAATCTGCTAAGCTTAACTGGACCAACTCTACACTTAAAAGATATATATCTGATAAAGTAAGTCAGTACCGGGGGTCTTGGGAACAGCAAGAAATGCAGGCGATTAAGAACGATCAGTATGCAGATCGACTTAATCAGGTTAGGGTCTGGTCCCAGCTTCGTATCGACAGACTAAGTTATATTACAAACAATTTGAAAAATTTAAGCGATGTACTTCTTAACATACAACGAGCTAAATTAGGGAAAAGAAATGGATGATATAGATCTTGATGGTTTAACTGAAGAGGAAATCGATCAGTTTATAAAACTATTACTGAAAAAGAAAGAATTGCATAAGAAATCTGAGACAAAGGCTACTCGTACACATAGTATTAAAGAGGGACAATCCTCTAGACGACAACGAAAAAATACTAAAAGAAAAGAAGCGGTCGAACCGCAAGATCTTTTAGAACAACACCGAGAGAGTAGACGGAAGTCAAAGAAAACTAAGGGTAGTGCCTGTAAAAGAGAGCCAATTCAAGTAAATAAAAAGCGTGTTAACCTATTTGAAAAAATACAACTCTCTAAAGGCGAACTCGATATTCTTAAGAAAGACAGCGAGATAGATAAAAAGCTGCAAAAGGGATGGGGTAGAACTCCACGTAATAGAGAAGATCAACGTGTAGCTGTAGTATGTAGAGATTGTGGAACAACAGATATTGTAAATTATCAAACGGTTCCTCAAGATCCTTCTAGGTATAGGTGTAATGATTGTTCACAAACAGGAAGCCAAGAAGAATGAAACAGGTAAAATTTGATAATCTGTATCAGTCCTTAATGAATTTTCATACAGCCGGAAAAGTCTTTTGGAAATTGTTTGAAAGTTCAGATGACTTAACAGCTAGTCAACTCTTAACAATAAACGCTGCTATAGATCAATACGAAGCTTGGTGTGAAAATAATATTGGGGGTTTTGGGGAGGTCGTATATGATTCTAAGTGATCCAGCAGCAGAACGAGCCATACTTGCTGGAATATTTAAATTCGGAAACGAGGTTTATTATGATATTGCAGACCTTGTTAACGAAGAATCTTTTACCATTGATAGTAACAAGTTTTTATTCGCTTGTCTTAAGAATATACTAAGCAAAGGCATCGATATTAAGCCTGATATTGCTAGTATTTATTCAGCAAGTACAGAAATCGGTCTTGGTAACATACTATCTAAAAAGGAAGAAGCGAATCATCTTGCAGCTATTACGATGTTTCCGGTAGACATTAAAAATGTCAGACGGTTTGCTGCAAAGATACGTAAGTTACAAATCGCCCGCTTAATGTATCATCAGCTTGAGATGACAAAGGATAAGTACCTTGAAATCAAGGGTGATGAACCACTATCGCATATACTGGGCATAGCAGAAGAATCTATATTTGATTTCACATCATTATTAAATGAAACCGAAGACTCACCGGTTCCAATTTTTAATGATATAAGCGAACGTATAGAATGGTTGTCTACAAATGTACGTGATCAAGTGGGTATTCCTACTGGTTTTTGCAATTATGATTTTTCTATCGGTGGTGGTCTTAGACCGGGAACTGTTAATGTTATCGGGGCAAGACCAAAAACGGGCAAGACTTTACTGGCGGATAACATTGGTATACATGTCGCTCGTAATGTTAATATACCTGTCCTTAATCTGGACACAGAAATGAGAAAGTCGGACCATCAAGATCGTTTGATGGCTATGTTAACAGAGGTTGGTATCTCCGATATAGAAACAGGCAAGTTTGCTAATAGCAATGATAAGAAAAAGAAGCTAGTTGATACCGCTATAAGCGTTAAAGATGTGCCCTACTACTATATGAACATCGGCGGTAAGCCTTTTGAAGACCAACTATCCATTATGCGTAGATGGATTATGAAACATGTTGGTTTAAATAATGAAGGGAAAGCCAATAATTGCGTTATAATCTATGACTATGTAAAATTAATGGACACGTCCGACATGAAGGGGGATCTAAAAGAGTATCAACTTTTAGGCTTTCTCATGACAAGCTTACATAACTTTGCTTTACGATACGACATACCAATTCTTGCATTTGTTCAGTTGAATCGTGATGGTATTACAAAAGAAACAACAGATGCAGCAAGTGGATCAGATCGTATTATCTGGTTATGTAGTAATTTTTCAATATATAAACGAAAATCGGATGAGGAAATAGCTTCAGACGGACCAAAGAACGGAAACAGAAAACTAGTTCCGGTTATCGCCAGACACGGTGAAGGTTTAAACGACGGCGATTATATCAATGTCGAAATGAAGGGGTATTGCGGAAAGATTATAGAAGGAAAACTACATTCATCCATAACTAACACACCTACGGATGATTTTACGGATGACGAATACGACATACCATTCGACTAGTAAGTTAAATCATCTAACTGCAATAGCCGTAGCCAACATAGATGTTTTATATAACTATTTTGGGTTAGAATGCTTTAAAAATAGCACCATTATTAGGTCAAGATGTTTTATACATAACGGGGACAATCCAGGCTCTCTACAACTATATTACAATGGCGATACAATAGTCCATTATAAATGTAGGACTGGTCAGTGTGAGAGGCATTTTGGTAAGTCCCTGATTAGTATGATACGTGGGTTTCTATCAAGACTTAAATACAAATGGAATAAGGTTGGCGATAAAGAGGCTACGTTTAATGAAACTGTAGATTTTTTATTAAAGTTCTTAAACCAAGACTACGGTAAGTTAGTTGAAGAAAATGTTGACTTAGAGAAGATAAAATTTGCTACAAATGTAAAACTATTTGATAGGTACAAGCTAAATAATAATAAAAAAACAGGTCTATCACGAGAAAGTGTACGAAGTAAGTTGCATATCCCCTCAGAATATCACAAAAAAAGAGGATATGGAGAGAAAATTTTAGATAGATATGATGTAGGATTATGTATGGACTCGAATAAACCCATGTTTCAAAGGTCCGTAGTTCCTATATATGACGAAGACAGTAATTATGTTGGGTGTACAGGACGATCTATTTTTGAAAAATGTACTGACTGTGGATATTATCATAATCCAGAAATAAACTGTCATCCATCACATAAATGGATTCATAGTAAAGGGTTTTTGAAATCCAATCATCTATATAACTTTAATAATGCAAAACAATTTATAAAAGAATCTCATATAGCAGTTGTGGTTGAGTCGCCTGGAAACGTATGGAGGCTAGAGGAAGCAGGCATACATAATAGCGTAGCAATATTCGGAAGTTCTATGAATATAGAACAGAAGATTTTGTTAGACCAGTCTGGAGCAATGAGTCTGATTGTAATAATGGATAATGATGATGGAGGTAAGCTGGGTATACGCCAAATCAAAGAGCTTTGTGAACGTACTTACAGATTATACTTCCCAACATTTAATGAGAACGATCTTGGAGATATGTCTGTAGATAGAATTACAGACGATATAAAACCTTTTATAGACAACTTAATGGAGAGCTACAATGCATTTAGGATCTAACGTAATTAGTAAGCACACTGGACTTCCTGCTTATGGTACAGTTGTTGGATTTATGACTGCACCGTTTTATTGTCATAGTAAAAATGTTGGACCGAACGACTTCCAAAGATGGAATGATCTTTATCCTGACTGGTTCTTAAAGCCTGTTGTTATTGTTGAGTTTAATGAACCACAAAAAGCATTGACTTTTGAAGAATACAAACTGGGATTTCCACCAGAAATGGAAGTCACCGAAGAAGAAATGAAAACATTATATAAGTTTGTTCAGAAGCAATTATTGGCAGCGTATCCAATTGATGATTTAGATGTACTTGATGAAGTTGAGGTTGCAACCAATGACTAAAATTATAGGATTTTTAGGTAAAAAACAGAGCGGTAAGAATACTGCCTGTAATTTTATACTAGCTCTTAAATTAATAGAGCTTGGAATATGTAAGAACGTTCACATAAATGAACAGGGAGAGATAGAGGTATCAGATATTCTTGGGCAAACAATCCCTGGTTGGGATATGTTCCCGTTTATTCATGGGACTATCACCAAAGATGACAGTTCCTATTTTATTAATACGGACATTTTGTTTGAAAACGAATTTGGTAAGTACATCAAAATATATTCATTAGCGGCACCTTTAAAGAAGTTCTGCATTGAGATATTAGGTCTAAAGCCAGAACAGGTATATGGTACAGACAAACAAAAGAATAGTCTAACCCATTTAAAATGGGAGGACATGCCAGGGGTTATTACGGAAAAAGAACTGTACGAAGATCTAGATACAATAATGGTAGACAAGGAAAGATTGCTTTTCTATCACGAACCAGGGCTTATGACAGCTAGAGAGGTATTACAATACGCAGGTACTGATATTATCCGTAAGATGTATGCGGATTGTTGGGCGAACTATTTGCTCAACCAAATAGATAATGATAGTCCTGAACTCGCTTTAGTTTCAGACGTTCGTTTCCCTAATGAGACACATAAGATTCGGGATAATAATGGGATTATAGTTTACTTAACTAGAGATCCCTATAAGAAGAAAAAGGATAAACATATTAGCGAAGCTATTATCGACGATAGTGAAGCGGATATAGTTCTTGATAATCAAAAGATGACTATACAACAACAGAATCAAGCGTTATATGAGGCTCTATTACCATATAATGTATTGGGGGAAATTGTAATATGAGATTTGATAGATTAAGGACTGGCGATACGTTTTATTATAACGATATGTGGTTTGTTAAAATGAGTCCTATGTATGGTTATAATAGTTGTTGTATAACAAAGGGTGATTTAAGACTTTGTGAACCAGACCTCGATGTTGATCCAAGTATAGAAACAAAAGCTAGACATAACGTTGTGCTTTTTAAAGATATAGCTATAGGTGAATACTTTTTAGAACTAAACACACGTCAAAAATATATGAAGTTAAACGTGCCACAAAAAGCCGTTAACTTAAGTAATGGACATATTAAAGGTTTTGACGACGATGTAGAAGTAGAAACAGACCGTTTAATAATGAAAAAAGGAATCTTTAAATATGACAAAGACTAAACCAGAAGCTGTAAAAAAAGACGACTTAATGGCTTTAATCTATTATGTTAAGGTCAAAAGTAAAGACGGTAGTGGAGAGCTATGTGTTTATGACGTAGATAATAAGTCAGACTTTTATGTACGTGGAGAAAGCCTAATTGAACAGATGTTATCTGCCTGTCAGTTTGAAGAGACAGCAAAAGTAACCAAGACTGAACTAGCAGAAAAGCTAGTGAATGCAGTTAACACTCCCTTTACTGTCGTCTTTGAAAAAAACGATGGCTCAGAACGTACTTTACGAGGAAGATTGCTCAGTCCAGAACCATTGTTGGGTAGGAGTTATGTCGAAGATTTAGATATAGCAAGTGGAAATAGGACTAGACTGGTAGATCATAGAACTCTTAAGTCATTAGTCGTTAATGGTGTTAAATACGTTGTTAAGAAATAACTACTTTACTATTTCTGTAATCAATGGGCTTAATGCTTCTGAACTACTAAAAATTAAATCGGCAGTACCAGTTGTAAGAACCAACGTACCAGTAAAAACTTCAGTATTTACTTCTTTAGCATATTGATTCCAAAGGGCCACAGCAACTTCATCTTTAGTAAAGGAATAAGTAAATTTTTTATTCATGTTAAACTCCTTGAAAAATAAACCGGTTTTAAAGATATATACACCGAACCCGTATGAACCACCAGAAGAAGAAGTAAAATATAAAGAACCTCTCGTTGACTGGGGACTTTCAGTGTTTGCTTTTACCGTATTATATCTTCCTTTTATTATTATTATTTTAGTACAAATAATCCGCTCCTTATACCTATATAGTACGTACTTTAGTGAATTATGATAATAACATACTTTAGATCTTCCAGTTTTAACGCCCACCGAATGTGCCCAATGGCTTTTTATATTGAGTACTGTCTCGGATGGCGATCTCAATCTAATAAAAAGGCCGATAAAGGCACTATTGTTCACAAAGTTATGGAAATCTGTGGGTTAGCTAAAAAGCACCTACAGGAAGGTAAGTTGACATTTGAAGATGATATAATTGGCACAGTACTTACTGATAAGTACGAAGAAAACTATCTTAATGAGATAATTGAAAAGGTCTATACTTACTATACTAGTAATATCCCCCACCACGAGTGGTCAACCAGCGACTTCAACGAATGTAAAAAATGGGTCTGGAAAGCCCTTCAACAATATGATGGAGATTTTGATCCTAGATACAGAGATATTGTGGATGTTGAAGTACACTTTGATATAGAGATCAAGGAAGACTGGGCCAAGTATGAATACGATGGAGTCTCTGGTTATTTAGGACTCAAAGGTACTATCGACCTAGTAACCAATCTAGGTGACGGCTGCTATGAAGTGGTGGATTGGAAAACAGGTAAGCGTTTAGACTGGGCTACTGGAGAAGAAAAGACCCAAGAGAAACTATTCTCTGATCCACAACTACGGATATATCATTACGCATTAAGTAGAGTATATCCAGAGATGAAGTCTCTAATTAATACAATTTATTTCATTAATGATGGCGGTCCTTACTCACTGCATTTCCATGAGCATGACCTAGCCAAAACAGAAGAAATGCTACAGAAAAAGTTTGAGTTTATCAAACGGACAGAGATACCAAAGCAGAACAAGTCGTGGAAATGTACTAAGTTTTGCTATTATGGACGATCTAGTTTCGAAAATACGTCAATTACACCCTTAATACAAAAAAACTATGGTGACATAACAGCACCCGGACAAATTATGACTAAGTGCGAACAGACAAAACATGCTTTAGATATACATGGTTGTGATCATACAACAAAAACAATGCTTTGTCCTGGTCATAATGTTATGCATTATAAAGCTCCAGGCGAGGTATCATGAATGGATATAACTATCGTCGAGATAATAGAACCGACGAACAATTTGCAAAAGATATCAAAGATAGAACTAATAAACAGCGTACTCTTATAGAAGTTTTTAAAAATGAAATGGATTATAGGAAAAGAAACGTAGTTGTTTATGACTATGGAATAGACAACAATGGAGGCGTTGTTAAAGGTAGTGCTGGTTGCGACCCAGACTACTTAGTAATTTTTGATGATAAAAAAACTAGACTGTTAGAAGTTCAAGCGTCTAACGTAGATACTAAAGCAACATTCAAAGTAGACAATCTAAAAAGTTACGCTGATCAGGGAGTGATAATTTTATTATTCCTAAATACAAATAACGAAACAATAGTCAGTAAGGATACTAGGTGGGCTATTATAAGTAATAAAAAGATTAAGGAAATGTTAGCTGATAAACAAAACTCAGTATATACAGACCCTCTATTTGGAAACAAGAGGTGCTTAAGATTACACAAGGGCGAATTTCATAAGTACTTTGAAACATATAGGTTATTACATTTACAATGAAGTATTTTCCCCTACACGTACATTCCCATTTCTCGCTGTTAGACGGCTTAAGCAAATGCGATCAGATTGCAAGTCGAATCGAACGACTTGAACTTGAGGGTTCTGCCATCACGGATCATGGAACAGTAAGTGGTGCCGTAGATTTCATAAAAGAAATGGGTAAAAAGAAACTTAAACCCATCTTGGGTTGTGAGATATATATCTGTAAAGAAAACGCTAGGCAAAAAACACCAGAGAATGCCAAGCTTTGCCATCAGGTTGTACTAGCTAAGGATCTTGATGGTTGGAAAGATCTTATTGAACTTACTTCATGTTCTCATAACCCAGAAAGATATTATTATAAGCCCCGACTAGACCTATTAGCAATAGCAGAAATTGCCATAAGAAAAAACTTTATCACATTCAGTGGTCATCTAGGCAGTTTAGTGGCAAATGCCATGCTGGAAGACGATCAGATCCTGCCCGACTGGAAAAAACTGGGCATTGCTCAAGCAAAACATCTTCAGGATATCTTTGGTAAGGACAACTTTTATCTAGAAGTTCAGTTGATTGACTCACAGCAAAACGAACTAGCTAGAAAAGTTGCTGAAATGGTACGTGAGATAGGTATAGCTACCAATATACCGTGTGTAGCTACTCCAGATGCCCACTACCCAGCACCAGAAGACGCTGATGATCAACGGGTACTCTTGTGTGCTGCTGTAAAGAAATCTTTAAAAGAGATTATACAGGATATCAAGGACGGTAAGAATAAATCTCTATCTACATTCCTGAAGTCTAACGCTTATCATATTCCATCTTATGAAACTATGAAACGGTTTCATACAGACCATGAACTAGCAAATTCTGTAGAGATAGCAGGCCGATGCGATAACTACACGATCTTGCATAAGCCCCTATTACCCCCATTTGATTGTCCAGATGGGTTTAATCCTGAAACATATTTAAGATCCCTTTGCAAAGAGGGCTATAAGGAACTTCTTAGACCACTGGTCACTAAAGAAGATCCTATGTTTAAAGTATATGGTGATCGTGTTAAGCATGAATTAGAAGTTCTTCAGGACGCAGGATTATCAAGTTACTTTCTTATAGTAAGTGATATCTGTAGGTACGTAAAAAGTAAGGGTTGGCTGCTTGGACCTGGAAGAGGTTCAGCAGCAGGTTGTATGGTATCCTATCTACTAGGTATCACATCTATAAATCCGCTGAAACACGAACTGGTTTTCGAACGGTTCTATAATGCGGGAAGAAATACTAAAGATCGTATTGCCCTTCCTGATATTGACGTGGACGTTCCCAAGGATGCTAGAGAAGAAGTAATTAAGTACATCAAAAATAGATA